ACGGGCGCAAGTTGACCGCACCCTATTTCCCCAAACTCAAATAAGCGCTTCTCTATTTGGTTCAACCCAAATAAACCTAGCCCTATTTGACCTAGCTCAATAAAGTGCGGTCTAAAATGCCATGTACAGTTAGTTCGGCCTAATAACAAACTTCTGTTTTTCCTGGGTCTTGACAACCCCCCGCTTTTTATCGTATAATAAAGGAAAGGCAAGGATTCCGAAACTTTCGGGTAGTGTTCGGCTTTACTGGGGCGTCAAGGGTTGATTCCCTCCCAGGGGCTACGCCGTGACGGGCGCAACACCCCAACGGGATTCTTGCCTAAACTTTTATAGAGGTGTATAGATTGTACTGGGATATAAATAAAATATTGCCATATCAACGTAACTTCAATTTAATAAACGGCGAAAGAAGTATAGGCAAAACTTATACCACACAAAAATGGGTGGTTAATAGGTGCATAAAGAATCACCAGCAATTCATTTATATCGTAAGAACACAGGAAGAAAAGAAAAATGGAGTTTTTGCTCTGGGGTTTGAAAAAGTGTTGCTTAACGAATTTCCCGATTATTCTTTTAAGTTTTCTACTGAAACTTGTACTTGTGAGGGCGAAACAATAGGGCATTGCATTGCATTAAGCGAATCACATAAAATTAAAAAGAGAAGTTTCCCGCTAGTATACTATATTATATTTGATGAATATATGCTAGAATCTGGGAGCCGTTCCCAGTATGTTAGCGGGTGGGATGAACCAGACTTATTTTTAAGCATTTATCATACCGTTGATAGGGAAGAAGATAGAGTAAAATGTTTTCTTTTAGGTAACAACACCAGCTTTTACAACCCGTATCATATGCACCCCGCTTTTAATGTTCAACCTGTACATAAAGGCGAAATCTGGACAAGCGAGAATGTACTTTATCAATGGGCTGTAAGCGATAACGAATTGAAGAAGAAAAAGCAAGGGTCTAAATTTCTAAATATGATAGAGGGGACTAAATACGGAAAGTTTGCTAAAGAGGGTGATTATATTGAAGATAATACTGCTTTCCTGGGCAAACATAGCGGGAATAGTATTTACATTATGACACTAGAAACTAATGGAATGAATTTTGGTGTATATAATGATATTAAACAGGGTGTTGTAGTTATATCTGACCATGTAGACCCGAGTTGCCCGTTTAGATATGCTATTACATTGGATGACCACACAGAAAATACTATGCTAACAAAAATGAAAGATTCTCATATACTTTGGTTAAGCAAGGCTTTTAAAATCGGGTGTGTTAGATTCGAGAGCATGGCAATTAAGAAGTTGACGGAAGAAGCTATTCAGAAAATATTGTGATATCGAGGTATATAATATAGGGGAAAGGAGGTGGCGCACTTGGTTTCAAATTTAGCAAAGATTCGCATTTTTAGAGGATACACTCAGGCAGAACTTGCCGACCGGGCGGGTGTGTCGTTACGTGTTTTGCAGAATTATGAACAGGGAGCAAATAATATCAATGGTGCGAAGTTGCGCAAGCTGTGCAAAATAGCGGATGCTTTGGGGTGTAGTGTGCTTGACATATTGCAACCTGAGAAAGATAACTTGATAGTAAATCATTTCAAAAATTTTGAAAAAGGGCTTGACAATCTCCCTTAAAAGCTGTATAATAATTACGTTGAAACGGAACAGGAACAGCAGACGGACAGTGTAGAAAGCTGGATTCAGTATCGTTTCAGAAATATTAAATAAAGGAGTATCAGAAAATGAAAGTGAAAATCCCTGTGACCGACTCTATTATCGGAAAGCTGAATGGCGCAAACGTGGAGGAAGTACACACTGTAACAAATGTGGGCCACCTCTCCCCTGCAAAGGTAGTCAAGGAAAACCCTGGTTTTACCGTCATTAAGCAGAGCAAAACCCATGTCGTGACAAATATTCCCGATGAGATTATTGCCCAGTATGCTGTTTTTGAAAAAACCGCTGAATAAGAAAGGAGAAATGAACAATGGAAAATGGTCTGACTTTGTATAACGTAACTGCAAACGAAAGCGGAGCGCCTTATACCTCTCTTTTGGCAGAATCTGAGGATACTGCCTTGTTGCTCTATAAGGCTATGAATAACCCTGACGAGAGCCTTGGTGACCATATCAACGAGATTGTCACTATTCGTCACATTTTTATTCAGCCTGTAGAGTTGCCTAATCAGGAAACCGGGGAAGTGCAGGTCTGCCCCCGCATTGTCCTTATTTCTGACGATGGTACAACCTATGTCACCATTTCCAAGGGTGTGTATAATAGCCTTAAAAACCTTTGTGCTATTATTGGCACTCCCGAAACCTGGAAAGCCCCTGTAAAGGTTAAAGTAATTCAGCGCACCATTAAAGAAAGAAAAATGCTTTCTTTGGATGCTGTAGACTTTGGGGGCAATCTGAACCACGATTAAAAGGTATCTAGCATATATTCCCAAGAACGGGGGGAGGGGCTAAACCCCTTCCCTTTTCTTGTCTTTATGGAGGTGTAATAAATGGCTAAATTACCATTTAAGACATGGACGCAAAAGGACGCAGACAAACTAAAGCAATTAGTAAAAGATTTTAATAGAAAGCGCCGTGAATTTGAAAGCCCAGTAACACCACAGCCCCCTAAAATCACCTATGGGGAATTAAAGAAAACAATTTCTAGCAGGGCTGAATATAATCGAGTTATGGGAGTTTATGGGCGATATTTAAAGCCAGGTGCAGAACGTCCCTATAAAAATAATTATGGGTTGCGTATTACACAATGGGAACGAAAGGAAGCTATCTACGCTAATAGGCGCATAAACGCAGATAGGGCAAGAGCATTAAAGAAGTTAAACCCTTCTACCACTCGTGGTACTATGGGCACTGTTGAAGCAAATAATTTAGCACCCCGCACAGATTTTACCTCCACTTATACGGGAGGGCGGGAAAATTACCTTAAATATTGGAAAAGCGCACAGAAACAAGCAAACGTAAATTATCGTGAAAACATGAACGCCGCATTAAAACAGAATTATTTAAAGGCAATGGCTAGAGAACTAAACGCCGCAACAAACTATAAGGAATTAAGAAAACTTGTCAACAGCTTAACGGTAGATGAACTAATGGAGGGCATGAGCGCAGACCCTGTACTAGGTATGGAGTTTGTATACAGGCTTGACCTTTCCCCAAACGAACGTGTTGAATATATGTTAGATAAATGGGAGTATTTGAAAGACAATGGCTAAAAAACTGCTTAAATATGTAGCGGATTTTGAAACCACAACGCAGGAAGAAGATTGCAGAGTGTGGGCCGCTGGTATCTATTCCATGGAAAATGAAGAATTTTATTTAGGCAATGATATAGAATTTTTCTTGAATTTTGCTAATACCATGGGTAACGCAGTTTTTTATTTTCACAATTTAAAATTTGATGGTTCTTTTATAATTGACTGGTTATTTAGACACAATTTCAAGCACACAACTAATAGAAAGAAATTGAATTCAGGCGAGTTTAATACTTTAATATCGGACATGAACCAATTTTATAGTATTGAAATAAGTTTTAGAGAGGGCCAGAGAACTACAATTTATGATAGCCTTAAAATTATACCGTTTAAGGTTGCGGTTATTGCAAAAAGTTTCGGGCTAGAAGTAGAAAAGGGGGAAATTGATTATAGTTACCCCCGCCCTATTGGCTGGGAGATAACAAAAGAGGAACAAAGTTATATTTACCGTGACTGCAAAATAGTATCAGACGCATTAAAAGTATTATTTAGTCAGAACTTGACCAGGATTACACAAGGCTCTAATGCTTTATATGATTTTAAGCAAACATTACCACGGAAATTTGAAAAAATTTTTCCCCCGCCAAAGTATGACAAAGATATAAGGCAAGCGTATAAGGGCGGTTTTACTTATTGTAACACATTATACCAGGGCAAGAATATAAAAGAGGGAATTGTATTAGATAAAAATTCTATGTACCCTTCTGTTATGCGTTTTGAAAAATTGCCGTTTGGAGAGGGTATATTTTATGAGGGAAAATATATACAAGATGATTTATACCCGCTATATATTCAAATGTTTGTTGCAAATTTTGAATTAAAAAAGAATCATTTACCGACATTGCAAATAAAAGGGGGCCGTTTTGGTTTTTTGCCTACTGAATATGTAACATCATCGAATGGGGATGAAATTTCTCTATGCTTGACTAGCGTTGACCTTGAATTATTTTTAGAACATTATGATATATTATCAATAGAATATATTAGCGGTTGGAAATTCTCTGCTAAAGTGGGGATATTTGATGAATATATAGATAAATGGTATAAAGTAAAAGAGGAATCCACAAGGACAGGTAACAAAGGTATGAGAACGCTTGCGAAACTAATGCTTAATGCGTTATATGGGAAATTTGCTACAACGCCAGAATGCCAAAGTAAAATCCCTTATTTTGATGAAGAATCTAATTTAGTGAAATATAAGCTAGGAGAAATTGAGGAAAGAAAGCCGTTATATTTGCCCGTTGCGGCGTTTATAACAGCATATGCAAGAGCGGATGTTATACGCAACGCACAAAAGAATTATAAAAGATTTATATATGCAGATACAGACAGCTTACACTTAATTGGTGAAGAAATGCCACAGGGAATAGATATAGATGATTATAGGTTAGGAGCCTGGAAAGTGGAAAGTCATTTTAAAAGGGCTAGATTTTTGAGGGCGAAAAGTTATATTGAATATATAAAAGAACCCTTACCCCATTTTACTACAAATCCAAGGCCAAAAGTAAAATATCACGTTTCACATGAAACATTTAAGGGGCGGCTTTATTATGCGCCTATGAAAGTCACGTGCGCCGGGATGCCCTCTAGCTGTCATAAATATGTAACCTGGGAAAATTTCGTACCCGGTTCAGAATTTCAGGGAAAACTTTTGGCGAGTGTAGTAGCTGGCGGGACAGTGCTAAAGGAAACCACCTTCACAATAAAAGGTTGACAAGGATTCAATAATAGTATAGAATAAAGATAGCAAAAGAGAAAGGAGAGAAGGGAGGTGAACACCGTGGACGCAAATGCAATTATTACTTTAATTCAGAGTGTGGGCTTCCCTATTGTTATGTGTGGTCTAATGGCTTGGTATGTAAAATACATTACGGACAAAAACCGGGAAGAAATCACAGAAGAAAGAGAAGCGCATAAGCAGGAAATGAGCCAGGTTATTACAGCAATTAACAATAATACTATTGTTATTGAAAAATTGATTGCAAAACTTGATGCAGAAAGCGAGGTGCAGAATAGTGCTTAATGGCGTAGATATTTCTAGTTATCAAAACAGAGTAAATTATAATAGTTATGATTTTGTTTTGATAAAGGCAAGCGAGGGCAATAACTGGAAAGACCCAGGACTTGACAGGCATTTAACTGGGCTTTTTGGAACGACTGACCCCACACCGCAGGATACTAAAAATTATGGATTTTACCATTATGCAAGGCCAGAACTCGGGAACAGCCCAGAGCAAGAAGCGAAAAGTTTCTTGTCTTTTATTTCTGGGCAAGTTGGGCACTGTGTAATGGCTCTTGACTGGGAGGGAACGGCCCTCAGCTATTCCTCGGACTGGGCCTTGAAGTGGCTTGAATATGTGTATAAACAAACTGGTGTTAAGCCGTTGCTTTATATCCAGGCAAGCCAGGCGAAACTATCCAAGTATGCCCCTATTGCTAATGCTGATTTTGGCTTGTGGGTTGCACACTGGGGAGTGGAACAGCCGACTTATAGTAACTGGAAAAACTGGGCTATTTGGCAATACCAGGGTAGCCCCCTTGACCTTGATTATTTTAACGGCGGCACAGCGCAATGGAAAAAATACTGTGGATTGGAGGAAAAAGACATGGATGAAGCAACCGTGCGCAAAATTGCAAAAGAGGAAGCAGACAATGCAATTAAAAACTATTTTTCTAAATTGGAAAATGCACCGGCGGCAGACTGGGCATATATGGCTATTTCCTGGTGTATGGCTAACGGCGTGATGAACGGGGACGAGGAAGGGAACCCGAATAAATTTCGCCCTGCTGACCTGATTACCCGGCAGGAAGTGGCCCAGACGGTATACAACTATAACAGGATGATTACAGATAAACGGTGAAGGTATAAGGCGTTTCACGTGAAACGCCTTTATCCTTATTTTATACTACATTAAAGGAGGTATAGTAATGGCGTTACATGGGTGTGACGTTTCGACTTTCCAGGCCACAATGGATTTTTCTGGATATGATTTTGTAATTATAAAATCTAGTGAGGGTATAAACTATCAAGATGAGGGAATGGAAAGGCACGTGCAAAGCGCTTTATCTACTAACACGCCTTTCGGATTTTACCATTACGCAAGGCCAGATTTAGGCAATACAGGCGAACAAGAAGCCGCCAGTATGTTGCAATATATTTCGCCATATATTGGGCAATGTGTGATTGCGTTAGACTGGGAACAAAACAGTTTGTCTTACCCTATTTCCTGGATTGAGGAATTTTTAAATTATATTTTGGATAAGACAGGAGTACACGCTTTATTATATATTCAGGCTAACCAAGCAACGCAAAGCAAATATACCCCTATTGCAAACGCCGGTTTTGGTCTATGGGTTGCGCATTGGGGAGTTGAGGAACCTAGTTTTAGTAACTGGAACACATGGTCTGTGTGGCAATATACGGATACCCCCATAGACCTTGACTATTTTAATGGTACTGTAGAGGATTGGAACGCCCTAGCAGGTGGCGGTGTACAACTAGAATGGATTTACGGGAACCGCTATTTGTCACAATCGGAAATGGAAAATAATGCTCGTCTGGTGTGGAATTATTTCGGCCCCCTTGGATGGACATTAAACGCTGTTGCGGGTATGCTGGGGAATATGCAAAGGGAATCAACTATAAACCCCGGTATTTGGCAAAACCTAGACCCCTCCCAGCCTAGTGTTTTGGGCTATGGGCTTGTAGGATGGACACCGGGTACACGTATTACAAATTGGTTAACTTCTCATGGATACGAACTAACTAGCGGTGAGGGGCAATGTGCTAAAATACAAGAAGAATGGCAACACCCAGAAATAGAAGTTGTATGGATTACAACAAATGAATACCCAGAAACTTTTAATGAATTTGTTTCAAGCCATGAAAGCCCGGAGTATTTAGCAAGTTGTTTTCTATATAACTATGAACGGGCAGGGGTTGCCGCAGAAGATGAGCGCAGACAAAACGCTAGAAACTGGTATAATTTTTTATCATCATCCCAAATTTATGTGCCACGTTTAGACAGTGATGGGATAGAAGGCAATCCCATGTGGTATGATGAAAACCCGTTTTATCAATCTGGTTATGGTATGCCTAACTGTACTGCTTATTGTTGGGGCCGGTGGTATGAGCTTTTAGGGGAACCGCCTGATTTACCTTTGGGGGATGGTAATTCTTGGTTTCCCACGGCCCAGGAAATGGGGGTATACGAAACAGGAGCATACCCAGGAAGTGAACCGGCATTAGGTGCTATTATTTGCACTTATTACGACATAGGGGGCCATGTTGCTGTAGTTGAACAAATAAACGAGGACGGCAGTATAGTTACCTCTAACTCCGGTTGGAAATCTACCTATTTTTGGATAGAAACACTATACCCAGAAAATGGGTATGTTCCATCCTGGGCAGACCCTGGTGCATATGTACAAGGTTTTATTTATTTGCCGATTTCTTACGGCCCAGGGCCAGGGCCAGAACCCCCGGAACCAGAGCCGCCAACTTATCCTTCATCCCGTAATTTTATTTATTATTTGCGAAATCCCTGGTTGCATTTTCTACGCTGATATGATACAATAAAAATAGGAGGTGAAAGCCGTATGAAAACAGGAAAAGCCCTTAATGCGATTTTAGCTGATATTTGGGACAAAGCAGGATTTGGCGAGGATATGGAAGAAAGCCTTGCCGTACTGCGTGACAATATCAGCGAAAGAGATGGGATTCTTCACGGTTACGGGGAACCCTGGGACGATGAAGCGGATGAATTTGATTTCACCGCCCTCCCACCCGTAACGCCTGACCCGGCCCCCGGTGAGGACTGGGAGGGAAAATACAATGAATTGAAATCCCGTTATATCAGCCGGTTCTTTACGGGCGGCGAGGGTGACAACGGCGAAAGCGATACCAACGGGGAAACCACCCCGGAGCAGGTAAAAGCCGACCAGAACGAGGACATTAAAAACGATGATGAGGGGAAAACCATTGATGAGTTGTTTTCCTAAACTAATTAAAAGGAGGTAAATATAATGCCTAGTATTCCTGAAAAGAAAAATTTGACTGCAAGTGCCGCAGATGTTGTAAACAGCATCCGAAGCGAGGTAGGCGGCACGTTTGCCGGCCAGGTGCCCGCCGCCATTAACGAAGGGCAGGTACTTTCTGATGGTACTGTTGCAACCCGTGAAATGGCCCTGGGAACTCTGCGCCAGATTGGTGATGTTATCACCACATTCCAGCCTTTGGCAAATGCTTTCCTTTCTGCCCTGGTAAACCGTATTGGGCGAGTTATTATTAACTCCAAGATGTACAGCAACCCATGGGCAGGGTTTAAGCGTGGTTTACTCGAATACGGTGAAACCATCGAAGAACTGTTTGTGAATATTGTACAGGCCCAGGACTTTGACCCGGAAACCGCAGAAAATGAGGTTTTCAAGCGTAAAATTCCCGATGTTCGCAGTGCTTTTCATACTATGAACTATCAGAAATTTTACAAGACTACGGTTAGCAATGACCAGTTGCGACAGGCGTTTTTGTCCTTTGAGGGTATTTCCGATTTAATCGGGAAGATTACGGAAGCCCTTTACACGTCCGCTAACTATGACGAATACCTTGTAATGAAATATATGCTGTGCTATGCCATGGAACACGGCGCTTTCCACCCCGTGACCATTGCACAGCCTACCGCCGCCAATTCAAACAGCGTGGTTACTACTCTGAAAGCTACTTCTGAGAAGTTGCAGTTTTTGAGCGCTGATTATAACCAGGCGGGTGTTTATAACCACACTCCCAAAGGCGACCAGTATTTCATTATGACGGCTGATTTCTCTAGTATTGTTGACGTGGAAACCCTGGCCCGTGCCTTTAACATTGATAAAGTTACCCTTATGGGGCATACTGTTATCATTGACCAGTTTACTTTTACCACAAGCGAAACTGCCCGGTTGAAGGAATTGTTGGGAACTCAGTACACGGCATTGACTACTTCTATTTTTGCAGACGTGCCTTGCGTTTGTGTTGACCGTGATTTCTTTATGATTTTCGACAACTTCCAGAATATAACCGAACAGTATAACGGCGAGGGCCTTTACTGGAATTACTGGCTTCATCAATGGAAAACTTTTAGCACTTCCCCGTTTGCAAATGCCGTCATTTTTACGGATGAAACACCCGCCGTTTCTGCTGTGGCTGTTACTCCCTCTGCCCTGACCATGGGTAAAGGCACAAGCACCCAGTTTGCCGCCAAGGTAACTAATACCGGTTTTGCGTCTACTGGGGTAACTTGGAGCATTTCGGGCCAGCAGAGCGCCAACACCCGCATTGACGGGCAGGGGCGGCTTTACATTGCACAGGATGAGAGCGCAACAACAATTACTGTAACTGCAACTAGTGTATTTGACACCGGTAAATCTAATACTGCTACCGTAACTGTAAGCGCATCTTAAACAAAGGAGGGGAATAGGTATGCCGGGAAGTTTTACCAACCCGCCCTATACCCCGCAAAATGAAGCTTATACTTTAAAGGGCATTGAACTTTCAAATAATTACCAGGACACCTATTTATTTGATAGTATCAATGCCCAAACTTCATTTTTCACGGGGAAAGCAAACGAAAGTGTAGACCATTACACGAATGTAACACCATTCAAAATTAGTGACGGTTTCATTTTGTTACCCAACACAATAGAGCATTTTAATAGCTATAACTATCTGATGATGAAAAACACAGATATGTATAGCGGCAAATGGTACTATGCTTTTATAACTTCATGTGAAATGGTAAACCCAGGAGTAACACGCATAAATTTTGAATTGGACGTAATACAAACATATCAATTTACCTGGAACCTGCATCAGTGCTTTATTGAAAGGTGCCATGAATTAACAGACAGCCCAGGAAGCAATATTCTTGACGAGGGATTAGAGTTAGGCGAGTATATTATAAATGACGCAAAACAAACAGATAAATTCGATGATTATACAATTTGCGTAGCCTGTACTATGAATAGTACATTAGTAGATACAGCAGGGGGATATTTTAACGGACAGTATAGCGGATTAAACATTATTTCTTTTGACAGTGCAAGCAAAGTAAACGACTTTATTTCATCCGCTACAGAAGCTAATAAATTAGATGGTATTGTAGCAATATTCCAAATGCCCTCTAATTTTGTACGTAGTAAAAGTAATTCTCCTTCTACAAGCGGCGCGGCAGATGATGTATATACCTATAATGTAACAAGTTTAACGTTAGATGGATACACACCCAAAAACAAAAAGCTATTAACATACCCTTATAAATTCTTACACGTTACAAATTTTATGGGAAACAGTGCTGATTATCATTACGAATGGTTTGCAAGCCGTCCACTATACCCCACAACAAAACCTAGACAAGTAAAATTTGAAATGCGTTGTTCTATGGAAATAAACCCTACTGTAAAAATTATTCCTACTAATTACAATGGTATGGACGGAACTTCAATAGGAACTTTAAACAATGTTGACTATGGCTTGACGTTGTCCGGTTTTCCTCAATGCTCTTGGGTATCCGATACCTATAAAGCCTGGGTTGCCCAGCAGGGCACAATTTCGGCCTTTGGTATGGATTTTTCTGGGGTTGACCTTGGTTATATGTCCCAGGGCCTAGGAGTGCTGGGAAGTGCGTTATCTCTTAATGTTGGCGGTGTAGCAAGTGGCATTTTAGGCATTGCCCAAACAATGGCAAAGCAAAACGCCACAAAAAGCCTACCGCCCCAGGCGCACGGCGAAAACGCCAACGGCGCACTTTTTCAGTTTGGCCTTAAAGATTTCGGTTTTCAAGATATGAGCATTAGGCAGAGTTACGCAAGGGCAATAGACGGATATTTCGATATGTTCGGCTATAGCCATAAGCGCACAGAATCCCCCGTGACCTATTTAAATAGTAGACCATTTTGGAATTACATTAAAACGCAGGGCATTTTAATTAGTGGCAATTTTAATAACGATGTAGCCCGGAAACTCGAAAACATTTTTAATAATGGTGTGAGGTTTTGGCATGGTGATTATATCGGAAATTATAGCCTAAATAATGCCCCGCAGGGAGGTTAAACAATGGGCAAGAAAAAGCGCCCCGCCGGTCTGCCAGGTATGCCCCGGCGAATTTGGGCAAGCGCAGAATTAAACAACTATACATTTAATGATTTCTATTTCAGGTTAAAAGCTATCGCTCTATCCCGATTTGAATGGCTTAATATGCCCGATACTGTAGACATTCGCTTTCTTGAAAGGGCATTATTTGAGCGTGGGCAACTAACCTTTTTCAAGGATGAAACACTAGGTTATTTAGCCTTAAACTCTAACCTTGGAGGGCAGTTAAATGTATATGACATACCGCTTGTACGACAAGTATATACAAGCAATGGGACATATACCGCACAGTTAAACCCAATAAACAGTGTAATAATTTGGAACAATTACTTACACACTCCAACCGAAATGACTACCCGCCTTTATGCGTCCCGTCTTTATGAAATTCAAAGGGCTATTGACGTAAATATTAAAGGACAGAAAACACCTAAAGTAATTTTAACCCCACAAAGCCAACGCCTTACCATGCAAAACCTTTTCATGCAGTATGATGGAAACGAGCCTTTTATTTATGGTGACCCGGATATGCTGACGGAATCTAAAATAAACGTGCTTGACACAACGGCCCCTTATGTGGCAGATAAATTAAATGTGCTGAAACATGATTTAATGAATGAATACCTAACTTTCCTGGGAATTGAAAATAGTAACCAAGATAAAAAGGAAAGGCTAGTGGCTGATGAAGTAGCCAGTAATTACGGCGCAGTTGAAGCGCAAAGAAACGCTTTTCTTGACAGCAGAAAAGAAGCGTGTAAACAAATTAACTCTATTTTTGGGCTTAATGTAGATGTTCGCTTTAAATCTGATGTGCAAACAACTGTAAATGCGCCAAACATGGAGGGAGGGGAAAACGATGGCGAAGTATACAACCCAACTGAGGACGATAATTGAATATAACAGCACGCCAGGAAAACCAATTACAGACAGGATTAAGGAAGCCGCCCCTAAAATCTTTGACTTTGATTTTCCCATGTGGCTGGAAAGCTATCGTAAAACCCTGGAATATAAAATTTTATTGCATTACTTTTCAAATGAAATCGGTTTTGAAACGGTAGGGTTGTGGAAACTGTATTTAAATCAGCGCTTAAATGAAATCATGCCGTATTATAATGATGTGTACTTGACTACTACGGACAAATTTAGTAGTGCTTATGACATGGACGTAACAGAAACATTACAGCGAACTTTGACAGGAGCCGACAACACCAGTACAGAAGTAAACGGGGAAAGTACAGATACCACGACAACAACCGCAAAGGACAACACACAGCAATTAAATAGTAATTACCCGCAAGCACAAGCTGAGGGTAACCAAAATAATCTATTTTACGGAACTACCGGCACAAATGAGGATGCAACTAGCAACAGCAACACGCAAAATCAAGGCACAAATAAAACCAACAGCAAAAGCCAAGGAAATTCTCAGACAACCGAACAGCACACGATACAAAGAAAAGGTATCACAGGAAGCCGCACCCCGTGGGAAATTGCGCAAAGTTACCGTAATAGCATTATAAATATTGATGTACAAGTAATCAATGCTTTAAAAGATTTATTTATGATGATTTATTAAGGGAGGTTTATATCATGGGCTATAATATTTGTAGTGATTTCCGTTTCTGGTGCCAAAAGGTACTACCCCTTGTATATGATGAATCTTTATCATATTATGAGGTTCTTTGCAAGTTGACGGAATACATTGTAAAAATGTTTGAAACACAGGAATCTTTTCAAGAAAATCTAGATAAACTTGGATTGCGTCAAGAACAAGTTGAGCAAGATTTTTCTACACTGAAAGAAACTGTTACAGAACAGCTTAACCAAATGCAAAACCTACTCAACGATATTAGGGACGGTAAATACGCAGACCTTTATATTGATAGTTTGCAAGCATACATTGACCAGAACTTGCAAAACATGGTAAAGGGTATTGTGTCTTATGTTTCTTTCGGCTTAACTGCTAACGGGTATTTTGCCGCTTATATTCCCCCTTCCTGGGATTTCCTGGGATTTGATACTGTCCCCTATGGGGAACCTTTAGCGGGCCATTTAGTATTGCAATGGTAAATACTTTATGCTATAATGGAGGTGAAAAAGATGGAGGAAAAAACCTGGAACCAATTCTTACTAATTGAAGATATTGTAAATTTATATAATAGTGGAGTTACCCCCGGTTTTTGCTATCTTGCCAACACCACAAGAGAGGAGTTAGGGCTAAATGGCTAATGTATACGTAGGCTTTCGCTATGTGCCCCTTTTTTGTGGCGTATGGGATAACACGAAAGGATATGAAGCCCTCAGCGTTGTAACCCATAACGGCGGCGGGTATACCTCAAATAAACCTGTACCGGCAGGAATAGAGCCGGGTAAAGATAATGGGGAATATTGGGCTTATACGTATAGAGCAGGTGGCAAAGCTAGCGAAATAGACTGGGACAACGTACAAAATAAACCATCCACCTACCCCACCACATGGGAAAAGGTGGACGGAAAGCCCAATGTTTTCCCCACTAACTGGGATAATGTAGCGGGGAAACCCACAACCTTTCCCCCGTCTACACATTCTCATAGCATAAGCGATATTAAGGGATTAAATACAGAACTGGAAGAACTGACAAATGATATTTCGGGACTAACAGGAACATTACAAACAGTAAATAATAGCATAGATAGTATAAACACAAATATTACTTCTATAACAAATACCCTGGGTAACAAGATGAACAGCCCCACAAATAATGGTTCTAGTACGTCCTATTTCTTGAGGTGGTCAAAAGCTAATCAAGGAACATGGGCTACACTCCCCACCGCAAGCTCAACCCAGGCTGGCACTATGTCAAGCGCTCATTATACGCAAGTAAACAATACAAAAAGATATGTAACGAATGAAGGCACATACGGCATATTCAATTTCCGGTATTGGTCAGATGGTTTTGTAGAATTGTGGGCAAAAGTAGAAGTTTCTAAGTTGTCTGTAAGCACGACCCTAGGAAATATGTATAGAAGTAGCTCCCCTTTTACTGATACACAATACAAGTACCCATATACATTCTATCCACAGCCATTTATTTATACACAGTTTTTTACTTCTAATAATGCCAGCGCTTTTGTTTGGCTTAATCCATCGTGGGGCAAAGCAACACAATATCTACCACCATTATATCTAGTACGCCCCACAACCGGGACTTGTTCCGGGTATGTATATTACTATATATGTGGGGATATACAATAAAAGGAGGAATTTTAAATGTCAGTACAAGCTAATAACATTTATGTGGGCGCACGTTATATTCCCCGGATTATGGGAGAATATAATAATGAAACTGCCTATGAAGCCCTAGACATTGTTACAAGCGGAGGTGCGGGGTATATCAGCCGTCAGCCTGTCCCCGCCGGTACTGCTGTAACAAATAAAGAATACTGGGCTATGTGGGGGAGTGGAAACGCCGCTATTGATTCCCTGACCCAAAGAGTGGAAGCAAATGAAAACGATATTTCAACGCTTGAAACCGGTTTACAGCAAACTAGCCAAAACCTGAAAAATTTGGTTATTCCTTGGGAACCTGCAAGCACCCTTAAAGGGGATGGGAGTACAGATAATACGGCGGCGTTTGGACAGCTTGACGCAAATACCCCGGTTTCCCTCATGCCTGGTAGTTACCTTATTAGCGGAAATGTAACCATCCCTTGCGCTGTGCAATTTCTGCCCGGTGCCAAACTGGTATACAACGCCGCAACGCCCGGCACTAACTATTGCACGGTGACTTTCTCCAAGGGGTATGTAGAGTATGGAACTCAAATTTTTGATACCTATATTATTCCCCGTGTTGGTAGTCAAAACGCAACACCGGAAATCAACCCCGCATGGTATGGTGTAGCAGAAAGCCAGACCGCAACGAACAACGACCTTGCATTAACATGGATTCTTTCTAGCACAATGGGGGCTAAAAGAGTTAACTTTGCTCCGGGTACTTATACCTTTAGCAATATTAGCCAGGGAACCTATTTTAATGCACAGGAGGGCGCAGAGATTCTAGGTAATGGCGCTGTATTTAACGGTGCTATTACTGTACCCAATATTACCTTTAATAGTGTGACCTTTACGGGGGCTATCACTGCTGACAGAGGTAATTTTAAAGGATGCACTTTTAATGATGGTTCTAGGATTTCCTCTAGCTATGGTTACCTTAAAGTAGTTGATTGTAAATTTAATTGGACGGCAAAGATTCTTGTATCCACAATGGGTACAAATGGATATACGTTAATTGAAAAATGCACAATCAACCGCAATAAAACAAACTTGAGCACTCCATTTTCTTTGAGTGATAGCAATACCAATATTATTAGGGATTGCGTTTTCAATGACTTAATGTCTGAAAGCTCTATGCCCCACTTTTCTATTCAGATGAGCATGACCTCAAACAACCGGGTTGTCGGGTGCTATATGCCTACAGGAAAAATTGTTTGTGCCTGTGCTGAAAATAACCTTTGCTATATACTTACGGCTAATAATGCTTTCTCGAACATGGTAGGCGGCTCTTATCAACCTGAAAATAAAACAATTACAGGCTATGTATTAAGCGGTAGTAATACAACTCTTTCAAAGGGAAGTAGTACACCTATGCAACTTGAACTTATAAAGCTTTACAGCGATGGCAAATATGAAAACGTTGGAGCGCCTACAGAAGCAAACGTAAGAGTTATTGGGAATAACTCGCAACAAACAATTTATAATGGAAGTGGCACACTCAGAATCGGAAGTGATGAAACAGCAAAAGCAATTATGCTCACTTATAGTGGAAGCGATTCAAATAACATGATTGCAAGCATGATAATTACAATTACCTAACAACCCTTACTTGCAGAATTGACTTCACACTTGCTATTGTGCCCCCTAACCTGGAAAGTATCTACGTTGAACAAAACTGTTACTTATCGTCCGGGCCTGTGGGCTAACTACTAGAGTACAAGTATTCCTTAACTACCGGGAAGCCTGGGAAATTTTTTAAAATTTCCTGGGCTTTCCCTATTGACAAGATACAGCAAAAGGCGTATAATAGGGGTACAGTAAAAGAAAGGGGTTGCGAAATGAGTACAGAATTTAAAACGGTAAACGAATATGTAATAAAATATGGGGGTGATATGGCAATCAAGCGAATACTAGGAGATTGCGCTTGTTATCATGACAATGACGCAAAAGCACTATAGAAAGAATTTTCGGATTATATGGGATTTAAAATTAAGGTGTGAATAAAATGAAAAAACAAAACTTTATGAGGGCTATAGAAATCCATAAGGAATTAGGGAACTTCAAAAACAAATTTTTTGAAATCTTCAACGGGTGTGAAATATGGGTTGTTTTGGCTGTGTTAGATACGGTAATAGACGATTTAATAGACCTAAAATCATTTATCGAAAAATCAATAGGAGGAAATAAAAATGGTTGAAATGATGATTTTTACAGGATGGCTGCTTGTATTGGCTGGTGTAGGTTTTATTGAAAATCATATCCCTGAAAAATTCTGGGATAAAATAGAAAGGATGTTGAGGTTATGATTATTATTAAGTACAGCAGGAACGAAAAAGAAACCAAGTGCGAAACTACTACAGAGTTTTGGGCGGCATTGGTAACGATATTCTTAAAAGCTGATTATGAAATTGTGGAGGTAAAACTTGATGGAAAGGAATAAGCAACTAAAGATTATACAGGCAATCAACACAAAACTAAACGAACTGGAAAAGCAAAAAAACGTGTATTTGGATTTACTTTGCGAAGATATTAGCGAAGATACGGAGGAACTTATATTAGCAAGTTTGAGAGAGATAAACGAAGATATTGTATATTTGGAAGGGATACAGGAGGAAATAATAAATGGAAACGAAGATAATTCATAATAGAGAAGTTTATATAAATGAAGATGGTAATGTAATATTTGATGTTGACGGAAAAGCGCCTTATAATAAATGGTACAACGTTTATTATAACGCAAGCGGATATTTTACGGTGGAATACATACGCAAACAGGAAAAAGCAGGAAAAATAGAGTGGAGGGCTTAAACTAATCGAACAGAAGTTTTGTTATTAGGCCGAACTAACTGTACATGGCATTTTAGACCGCACTTTATTGA